CTCCTTTAGCCGCTTTCGCGGCCTCCTGTTTAGACAGGAGCCCTCACGAGCTTGATGCTGACGGCCCGTGGACGTCCAGAACGTTCAAGGTGCTTCTTAGCGTATGGCTCTACGCTTCTTTTCAAGAAGTACTTGAGAAGGGCAAACTCCTCCGAGATTTCGCTAAGAGGAAGTTTCGCCTCAACTTTCCAACCTTTTACCGTTGGAAGTTGATAGCGTGGGTTCCAACCTTGCACAGTAAAACTGTGTTCGGCTGTTTCCCGACCCAACAGTGGAGAATCTGGACTAACGTAAGGGTAGGATTTCAAAATCCCATCCAAACGCTTATCCAGTGTTCTCACAGCACGGTCAAACCCAGACCAATACAATTGGTTTCTGAGTGAAACTGTGCTAACGAGCTCCACTACGTCCCGTCTGCTCTTCGGCAGTTTTTGGCGGACCTTGACTATAGATACGTCATGGCCGTCAAAATACTCCTTTCCACAAGACTCTCTGAACTTGCCAGTCCAGAAACTCTTGTGGAGGTTCACCTTGAACCCGTAGAGGGCCAAGGCCGAAGAGACAGATTCTGCATATTCTACGGGGACGATTATATCGTCCCCGTAGATGCGCACTTGACCATAGAATGATTTCAAATCAGTCTTGGTCAACTGGTGTCCTCTAGCCCTTTCAATCCCCACGAAGACAACGGTTGTAAAAACCATTGCCTCGATGGGAAAGCATAGGGCAGAACCCATAGACGCGAACTTGGTCAAAGGAATGTATCCATGACCAGGTACATCTGCACGCCAACTGCGGCACGCTTGTATTGCATCATGAAGATGCGTGTACCCGCGTGTCATATGTTGGACGAGTAGATTGGAGACACGATCACTAGCTTCGCTAAGATCTAGCGTGGCGAGGGATCCATTGATAGAACCTTGGCGAGCCATCTTCTGGTTCGGTTCTTGTTGGGTAAAACCAACAAACTTACCAGAGAGTGTATCACTCTCTAGTAATTGAACAAGAGGTTCTGCAACGGCCTGCTGTGTATATTGCATACACGTGGGCTCGATTGCAATGATGCGAGGTGTCTTCAACGTCTTGGGAACTCCAACTACCCTTGAGGGTCGTTCGTTCCCGGGCTCAGCGAATTTGACACGTTCGAGTCCTTGCCAATACTTTTGGTTAGGCAGGAGGTAATCCACTGAATGGAATCCTCCAGACTCGAGCCTCCAGGTCCACTCTGACAGAGAGAACTTTGCGTTTCCGTAAAGTCTTTCTGCTGTGGCACCTGGGCCGTGCTTTGGAACGAGGCCCCCGGTAGCATGAAGGTTATCCATGCCACTGAGGGTACGGCCAAAGAGGAGCCGAGATAAGCGCTTAAAGTCGGAGATTGACGTTTCCGACCACGCTTTTTCGGCTTCTTCAAGTTCTGCGTCTGTTCTAACGTAGTCATCATAAGCGGCTCTCTCTCTAGAAGTAGTACACTTGAGGGAGACTTTCGAATACAAGCGCGTCAGCTGACGTATAGCTTGTATTGCCGCCGTAGATGGTTTCGCTAGGAGAACACCAGACAAGCGTTCGAACACAAGATCAAGGAAACCTCCGAGAAATCGGGGGAGACCTCCCTTTCGCCGGAAACCGGCAAAATGGGCGTGATCGACCTTGCCTTCGGCAAGGGCTTCATCGAAGTCCTTACCAAAGTCAGGAAGGGTTATCGTTAGAAACGATATACCCTCATGTTCGAAACGCCTCGAGACGGTGTCAATGTCTCGAGTGGTGCTAGCAGAGCATCTGTCGCCCAAATCTTGGGCGACATCCCTCCAGAGAAGCATGAGGCTTTTCATCACTCCCCCTTTCAGGGTGTAGTGAATCCCTGCCTTAGCTTCCGAAGTTGCCTTCTAGTTCTAACCTTCACCACCAATCAACTTGGTGATGTTGGCACCCGACGTTGCAGAGAGGTTGGCCATGAAGCCATCCACAACTGCTTTCGCCGTGGCGGTGTCGTAACCAGGCGGAACGTCAATGGTCAGCAGAGCTGTCATTGACTGATTCACGTTCTGGCCCGACACCAGGGGATTCGCAACGAGCGAATCGAACTGAAGACGAGCCGTGTGTCGATGCCGACGACCATACTGGTGAGTAACACTCAGCAGATAGTCTCGTGCAGGTGACGCGAACTTCCCACCGCTTTCGGTGGAGCTCGTACGGTTGAGGCTCTTCGCAGAGCCAGAAACCGTCACGGCCTGGGGATCGGAAAACAAGGCGTTTCTCCTAAGGGTGGAACGTGCTTGTAAGCACGCAAGTGAAAGCACACGACATATGTGTCGCGTGCCGATCCCTCTTCAGGGAATTGACGGACCTCGGGTTATGCCCAAGGCCGCCAATATTGCCCACTGCCGTATGGTGAACGACGAGGAGGCAATTCCGAATCCGTATGGGGTCGCTTGCTGGCGGCGTTTCCAGTCTAACTGGTACACCTCCTTATAGCGAGATGGCATTGTGTTCCATGTAACTATTGGATTCACATCTACCACCTGGGTAAGGACACGTCTATGACGGTCCATTACATACCCATAGCGAAGGACGAGTTGGTCGTTCTGGAACGCTGATACGTTATACAATAACGGACCAACGTTGGCAAACCAGTCGACTAACCAACTCCATGGAGCAAGGTTCCATAGGACTTCAGGTGTCAATTGAAGTCCATACAGGAGACGCGCCTGAGCGGCGATCTTAGAAATCTCATTAAGATTTCCAGGATCATACTCAAACGTGTAACATCCTGAGAACCAAGTATCTCTACGATACTCGTCAGTAAGACGTGCCCATGGGGTACCCCAGATGAAAGCACTCTCAGTCGAACGGGGATAACCCAAGTTCGACTCAGCAGTGCTGACTTCCTTCGTTGGAAGGAGATGTCGTCTTCTGCGAACGTTCTTGCCACTGTCGCGAGTAAGCTGTTGTAGAATCTTTTCAGACTCTATAATAGCCCTCGCGGCGTTCTTGACGTCGCTTACGAGTGGCTTCCAACCGAATTCAAAGTTCAGATACTCTGAACCAAGACCTCGGAGAAAACCAACTCTGCTGCGAAGCAAAGAAGAGCCAATCATTGAGGGAATACCCTCTCTGAAAAGCTCAGCAAGACCGACAGAACCGTCGACAGCTGGATTGGTTGGAATCGTGGTCGAGATCATCTTTGTACCGAGAGCCTGAATATCGTTCCCGAAGGAACCCTTGCTGGCTTGATCGGTCAAAGTTATGATACTCGGCTCAGGATCCACCCAAGGCGAGAGATTCACGGCAACGTGCAAAACGAGCACTTTACCGCGATACTCTGTCTGCCTAAAGCCTCCCGGAGTCACAGAGAGAAAACTGCGATTCCAATGGGAGACATCATAGGTAGACTTAACCGTTTCAAACGGTCCGCCAACATCCGCATGCGCTCGGCCTTTAGGCCAACGATGCCCTTCCGAGCTGGTGATCTGCCAGGCATAGAGTCGTTTAGTATAAGTGTTGGATTGTTGAAAAATAATCCGACCATCATTCTCAACGAGCTTATCTATGACTGTCATTGGAAACGTGCCAGATTTTAACAATCTGCGCTTCGTCTTCATGACCATCAGCTCAAACCCTTCCCATAACGGAAACGAGGGAAAACTACCTATAGGTAGTTTCGATGCGCTAGCATCTAGTGCCC